ACCAGCATCCCGAGGAGTTGGAACAATACTGCTGAGGGTTCTTTGTATGGCAAAGGCATCAAAGACTCGCGCAGTGTACCGCCGGGGGAGTCCACATCTCTCCATTCCCCAGGAGCAATAGGCTCTTCCTCATTACTAACCCGAAGTCCCCGCGCCTTGAAACCAGCGGGAAGATTTGATAAAGTACCTGCATCAATAAGCTGGCGTAAAATAGACGTGGCAGATTTTGACAACCCACCTATTGTGTGAATTAGACCAAACCCATAGAAGCCTAATCCTGGAAGGAATTTATACTGTACAAAATAATCCTTCTTTGATTTTGACGGGTTATTTTCTTCCCAGTTTCTTCTAATGGACAAAATTTGACTAGTGTCCTCTACAACGGTAACGACGTATGGAAGAGCGATACCCGTCGGATCGCCTGTCTCTGGATAGATATCCTCAAATCCTGGAATATCAAGATCTACATGCATCTCAAGAAGGCAATATTCCTCATTGCCTACGGCAGAGCGTGTTGTGCCTTGGATCTCGTTAATTTTCTGCTCAAGGGGAGATTCTGATTCCTCTGAAGGAGAAGCAAGTTCAATATCCTTGTAAAAACCTATTACTTGCTGCTTGCGAACATCATTCTCGGACATTCGCACAACATGTGTAACGCGTGGGGCGGTTCTTAAATCAGTGGCAGTATAACTTACTACCAAATCCTCAGCAGTTACAAATTTACTCACCGCACGGTCTAACGCACCATCATAATATACCTTCTTAAACGCTGAGCCTGACAACGGCAGATAAAACAGCATCTGATCCAATTCCGGATCATACTCCTCCATCACATTCGTTATCTGATAATTCATGAACTCCTTGACCCGTTGGGCCTGATCCGTGAGGGAGGCTCCTGAAGGAGGAGGTGGAGCATCGGGACCCTGTTGTTGAGGCGGGTTAGCCCCAACCGTGGTTACAGATACAGGACCCCCAGCGGGAAGGAGTTCTTTGTAGGCTTGCGCCTGAAACTGTGTTGCTGCCTCTGCCAGCAGCGGATGATGGACCCCTGTCGCCCCACCAAAGGGCTCAGTACGATCCTCATTGCTTGTACCCAATAATTCTAACCCATCCGCAAAAGCCTGAAGCCAATCGGATCTTGATTCTTTGTCCTCCTCATATAGGTCAATTAATTCTGATGCAAGAGGTCGTAATTGCTCTTCGGGGATAAACTCTGCAAGGTTGGCTCCGTGAGGAAGATCCATCGGAGGCATCATCTGGGTTTGGGGTTCAAAATCTACTACTACACCCCCATCTTCCTCAGGTAAAAATTCAATATCACCAGGCAATTGTTCAAATCCCTGTTCTAAAGGCAAATCTATAATTGTGGGATTGAGTTGTTGTTCTAACATTTCTTCGGGGTACATTGGTCCTGCAATAGCCATTAGTAATATGTCCTCATCCGTCTAGGGGTATGTTCTTCACGCCAATCTGATTCTAAACGAACAAATCCGCCTTTTCTAAATCTCATAAGAGCCAGGGTCATTGAATCCACTTGATCGTCATGATCACCAGTTGGAAATGCCTGACATTCATCTATCATTTCTTCGGCAAAACGTTCATCAGGGGCCCACACATATCCTGATGCAAAAAGGTCTGAAACCGCATTTACTCGTGCTATTTTATCTTGTCCTTTTCCTGGACTAAATTCTTGCAATGGTATTCCTATCCTTCTTAATTCTTGAGCCAATGACATTCCTGATGCTTTGGCTTCAATATTAACACTGTCTGGTTCCCAATAATTAAATAAATATATAGCTTTCTGTTTTAATTCTGGGAATTCCATTCTTTCTCGTACCACATCTAATAATACCACATGAGGAGTATCCCCGTCAAATATTTTCTTTTCACCGTCTGCATTAATTACATATTCCCCATCAGGATAAAATATTCCCCATGTTGAAATTACAGAATAATCGGCAGTATCGCGTTTACTAAACGCAGTATCATAAGCCTGAATTATATACTCACATGAAGGGGGTGATTTTTTAAACCACCTCATCCACCACTCTCTTTTTATAAGTGCCCCTTCCTCAGAAGTAGGATTCTGGAGCCATTGTGCATTCCATAAATGGGGTGCAATAGATTGTTTTACCTTATTAAGGGCTTCAAGACTCCAAAACTCGGGCCATAACGCCTTTCCAGAAGGCATGATAGCTGGAAATTCAATAAGTTCCCACTGATCCGCGTCTGGATTTTTCACTTGTTCTTTAACCAACATCCCAGTAAGATCTTTAGTGGACCAACGTGTTTGAACTACTAAAATATTCCCATTGGGCATTAAACGTTGTCGTGGGCCTGCTTGATAATATTCCCATACATCATCAAATACTGATGGTTGAAGCATACATTGTTCTGTGTAAGGGTCATCAATAATAAGCAAATCCGCACCACGACCTGTTACAGATGCTCCAACGCCTGCTGCAAATAATTCACCACCTTGTTCAACCGCCCAACGACCCGCCGATTTACTGTCCGCACGAATTTTAACATCAGGAAACACATCTTGATACTCTTTTGAATTTACAATGTCCCTCACTTTACGCCCGAACCCCGTAGCTAACTCAGTGGTATTCGAAATATTCATCAAATACGCAGTGGGATTATTTCCTAAATACCATGCTGGGAGAAATTGTGATGTGAAAAAACTATTATGGGTCGCAATCATTTCTTTTCCAACTACATACAACCCATCTTCGGAGTCCACTTGAATACACTTCCCTTTGGAGCCATCCGGTTTTCTTTCAACTTTCACAATAGAGCGTCTTTTGTGAGGCGCTAATCTAGTGATCGGTTTAACTACAGTGGGGATTTCAATATGCGGTTGAAACCCAATAGTATAAACTGTTTTTTGTCCATTAATTCCTGATGTAGAAGTCACAGGTTCTTTCGGCTTCATCCAATACGGCATCATTCCAAGAGAGGCCGCTAAATCATAAAAACTATCAAGTAATTCTTTGTTTGTATTTACAAATCTAACCCGCCCTTTTTCATCAACGGACCCGTCAGAATCAATAAGACCAGCCAATAATTCCATTCTTTGATTAATGGACCCTAATAAATATCTTTCCGGAATGTGTTTATTCTTATATAAACACATGGAACGAAGGTATGGCATTAACTGATTTTTGCCGTACCACACATAATGAACATTCTCATGATTTGGATGTTTATACCTTCTAGTTTCCTCAAATCCCAACAATTCTAACTTTTTTAAATGTTCTGTTTTACGTGGGTCAAAACAAATATTGTTCTCACTGTGAGTGCCGTCACCTAACCACACACCTAATAAATAAGGGTGAATGTCTAAATCATCCCGCTCCGGACGCTCCAGAGCCTCTGGGTTGGGTAATTGAAATTTATATTTACTGCCCCTTTTGCCGGGGATTCCATGACTTAACCTACGCTGTTGCCCTTTAGTCGGTCCCGTTTTCAATATTTCAGTGAACCACCTAGTCTCTTTAGTAATCCACTTTCCCCTAAGGCGCACTGCCCATTCATGATTCCCATGGCATCTTATTTCAGTACCATCAGAAATTGTAACTACCCAATTAGAATCCGATTCATCAGTGACCCCAATTACTTCTACTTGTTCGCCATTCGGTCTAAATACTTTATCGCCCACTTGAAGATCTCCATGCCGTTTGAAACCTCCATTATAACACACATCCACGTCGTGTGCAATTTGCTTTCCGTGTCTAGGGGCGACATTAATAATAATTCTTTTATTTCCTGAGACTGCCATTTCATTGAATTTGCCCCCCATTATTTTATGATGGGCCCCCACTATAGTGGAAGATTCCATATACTTACAAAATTCAATAAAATCTTTTCGGCATAACTCCATACGATCTGTATGACTTAATGCCTCTTGGAGTTCAAGGTACTCCTCTAATTCATCATCAGATAATTGACTATAATCAACAACAGGAAGCTGGGGGTCATTGAACCCTGTATTAGGATTGGG